CGGCTTGTTCGTGTTGTCCTGGTTGCCGTTGAGCAGCCCGAGGTATTTGGCGATCTGGTTGAAGTCGGCGTTATGGGTCGCGTCCCACTGCTGCTGATTGGCGGCCGTCAGTTCCTTTGCCTTGCTGTCGAGCAGGCCGGAATAGCCGAGCGCATTGGCGTTCGAGGCGTCCAGAGCCGAATTGGCGTTGAACATGTTGGAGACATCGGTGTTGTATTGACCGAAGCGAGCACTGTTCTCGGCATTGGCGAGCGAGCCGACAGCGGTATCGACATAGGAGCCGCCGCCGAACCGTCCGGAGTTGGTGAACTGCGAGCTCACATCCTTCAGCACATTATCGCGGGTCTGCTGCAACTGGTCGTTGAGGTAGGGATTGCCGTTGCCGAGATAGCTGCCCGAGGCCATACCCTGAAGCGTGCTGTTGCCCTGCATGGCGGAGTTGCGCGCCAGCCCGGAATCGATGAGGCCCTGTGTCTGCGTGGAGAACGGCGTGAAGCCCGAGATCGGGTTGATCTTCGGCCCCTGCTGGTAGGCTTTCGAGGCGTCCGACATCAACGTGGTGCCGAACGTCTTCGGATCGAACGTGCCCGGAACCGATCCGCCGTTGTAGCTGAGTTTGGTCGAGCCGCCGGAGCCGCCGCTGCCAGAGTTCTGTTTGCCGCCGCCTGCCATTACAGCACCGCCTTTCGATAGTGCCAGCGACCATCGGCCGTCTGGTGAGCGTGATAGCCGCGCGCGACACGTCGCCAGTCGCGGCCTTCAAACCTGATTTCCCTGCACCGCATCTCGCGGGCCTTGGTTTCGATGAGGGCGAGCAGCTCGCGCATGTTGCGCAGCCCGCCGCTATTGCCTGCCGTGTAAAGAACCCACAGAGCAGTTCCGACCTGCTGGGTAACGATGAGCCCGCCAGAGACGCGCCAGAACTTGACGCTCGGATCGAACATCAGCCCCATCACGTCCCAGCCGGAGCGTTTTGGGTCTTGTGCCGTCGCCCGTGATAGCGCAGGCCCTATCGTCTCCCATTCGTATGGAAGTCGAGACGCCGGGATGGCTTCGAGCATCAGTTGCGCAGAGCCGCCGCCGCGACAGGGGCCGCGTAGGTCACAAGCACGTCCATGTCCCCGGATGCGCTGCTCGACGTGACTTCCAGCACGTTGCCGGCGTCCAGCACGAATGGCGTTTCATAGACAAACGCCGTGCCCGCCGTCATCGCAACCAATTTGCGCAGATAGTGGCGGGTCGTGCCGTCGTAGCGGGAAACCGACAGGTTGGGAGTACCCGTGGTCGGGCAGACCGAAAGTCCCGTGATCGTGGTGCGCGCCGTTGCGGTGAAAACGGTTGTGACCGTGCTCGCCGTGATGGTCTTGTATTCGGTGAGCTGCGCGCCAGCGACAAGGATGGTCATCGCACGCCCCCCGCGCTTTGCTTCACGTAGTTGACGCCCTTGGCGTAGGTCCAGGTCGATGCCTCAGTGATCTCGCGGCGGAACGCTACCTTGCGTCCCCTGCCCCGCAGAGGAACACGCCCAGACGTTGCTTTGGCGACGCCGGTCTTCCATGTGGTGTCATCGTTGAGCGCGACCTTGACGCCCAGCGAGAGCGTGCCGTCGTCGCTGTCGTCAACAGGCTCACCCCAGTTGATAATGCCGCTGACTTCGTTGTCCGCAATTGCCGTTTCGAGCGTGGCCGCAAGATTGGTCCCGGCGAAATAGCCGAACTTATATGTCGAGTCCATCGCTCCGAGCAGCGGCTGTCCACCCTGAAGCGCGCGGGCATCCCATACCAGCGATGTGCCATCCCACGTGCCCGAGAAACTGTCCCATGTCGTGGCCGCAGACGCAGCGAAGCAGAGATAAGTCGTTGGAATCGTGATAGTGAACCACCGGTTGAACTGCCAACTGAAACCGACGATATCCTGAAACAGCACATTGTCGGCCGATGCAGCTCGCTTCCATCGCCATAGAACGCACTTCCGGAATGGATCGATGGTTCCCTGCACCAGCGACATGTCGGACTGGTCTAGCAGGTTGAGAAACCACTGATCGATAGCACCGGCACCGATGCGCTCCAGACCACCGCCGAGACTGAAGCGGCGGAAGCCGTCCGTCGCCAGCCAATAGACCGAGCCATCGAACGACACGACGGACTTTGCCCCTACGGCGCCAAACTCTTCCGAGACGGATTGCAGGCCCCACAAGGCGCCGCCGACATTGCCGACTTGGATCAGCCGCACCGCTCGCTGTTGCAAGACAAGCGCAGCGGTATCGGACAGCTTTCCGCCCCAAATCAGCGCGCCGCCAGTTTCAATCGGCTGGTAGTCTGCTCCCTTTGTCGTCCAGTTGGTGTGGTCGGAGAACGCCGAGGATCGAATGAGCTTGTTACTGCGGGCCCCGGCGCTATCGAGGCAGTCGAGGCCGAAGACGATGTTCCCGCACTCGAATATCCACCGGGGCGCCTTTGCTGCCGAAACCGCCGATGCAGCGCCGCCCAGATCCACATCATAGGCGCGCAGTCCATCGAAGGTGTTCGTGTAGAGCAACTTCGTGCCAAAGCGCATGAAGCAGAAGTCATCCCCTGTCGTACAGGCAAGCCCCGTATCAATGGATGACCATGTGTAGTCGGAAGCTATAGTTTCGATAGTCGATGCCGTGCCCGCTACGGTGTGCCAGGCGCCAACGCTATCCTGATAGGAGAACACGCCCCTAGGGGACCCGGAGAGCGCCGTTGCGCTCGTCGCCACCACAAGGTCAGGGAACGGGCCATAGCCCTCGGCAAGCGGAATGACGCCATCGGCATCCATCATGTAGCCGAGCGAGTTTTCGCCACGGTCTGGCGCCAGTGGGCCGAACGGGAAATCCATGTTCTGTCAGTCCAGATTGGGGCGGAAGGGGAGAAGGGAGAAAGCCATCAGGGCGTCGCGCCGTGAATGCGAACCGCGCCGCGACCGATCTGGGCAACCATCGATTGAATGCCGAGGTCGTCCAGCGTCTTCAACGCACTCGCCTTGTAGGATGGAGCGCTATCGTCCTCGGCTCGAGCCTTCGCAAAATGCAGGCACATGGCAAGATAGGCTTGCGGCGCATTGGCGATGAGCCAGTTGGTCGTATTGCTGCCGCTAAGCCCCGTCAGCGTCCCCTCATAGTCGAGGGTCAGATCGCCCGTGTAGATGGGGGCAACCTCAATCGTCGCCCCGGTAATGGCGTACTGGTTTGGAATGCCGCTCGTGTCCCACACCCGCGTTGCGCGCACGGCGCCGATAGGCTTCTGCGTCAGCTCACCATAAGTCGCGTGGATCAGCGACAAGGGGCGTACAAACCCCGTGGGCAACGCGCCTGAGCCCGAGGTAAACGAGACGGTCGCGCTCGTCTCCTTGGCGAAGTTGGGGCCGAAATACAGCCGGAACTCAGCCTCGGCCAAGGCGATGAACTGGTCCGTCTGGTCCGAGGTATAGGTGCGCTCGTCCCAATCGCTGATGGCGCTGGTCAGGGTCGCATAATTGGTGATGGCTGCCATCAGACCCTCCCCCGCGACGTGCGAAACTTCTGGTTGTCGGAGTCGTTGAGAACCTTGGACAAATACCGGCGGTCGCCCGCATCGATGGCGTCGCCAAGCCCGGTCTTTTCGAGGAAGGTGAGCGGCACGGATGCCGCCTTGTTCCAGTCCCCGAACTTCGCGCCGACCGTTCTTTCGTAGTCGATCTTGTTGGCTTCGATCAGGGCATCTGCTTCCTGCTCGACATGGGCGCCGCGAAGGTTGCCCTTGTCATCGAACACCAGCCAGACGGTGCGCCCGATCTCGGCGTCATGCTCGAAGAAGACGCGGTGATCAGTCATACAGGGAACGGGTCCGCACGTTCGGCCACGCCGGCAGCAATCCACTTTTTGGCGACCTCGATTGGCACATCGATTGTCTCGCCGGCATTGTGCCGTTCGTCCTCGACGGGCCATGCGTCGCGAAGCAGAAGAACAGGCGTCTTGCGGGCTGCCTCAAAGGCATCCTTCTCAGCCTGCTTGGCGGCGTCCTGAGCTGCCAGCACGTTCTCCGCCAGTGTTTCGACGGACCAGCGCCCGTCCACTTCCATGCCGAGTGTCTTGGCCTGCTCCAGCAAAACCTTTTTCGCTTCAGTCGTGTCGGCCATCGATCATCCTTTGGAGTGATGGGCGGGGCCGGAGCCCCGCCGCTTGGTTAGGCAACAGTGTCAGAGAACGGCGTCGCCTCGACACCCGAGGCCGTGGTGAAGCCGCGAACGCCCCACATGGTGGCGGAGCAATCGGTGAACTCGATCCAGTTGCCGATGTCCTTGCCGCCCGTGGTCGTGCCATTGAGCGTGATGGTGTCGTCGGTAGAACCTGCGACCCAGGTTCGGGGCGCATCGGTGGCGGAGTCGGTCGCGGACTGTGCGACGATCATGCCCTTGAACAGCATCGTGCCGGCCGATGCCTTGATGAGGTAGTTGGAGGTGTTCACCACCGACACCCAGAACATGTATTTGTTCCCCGAGCCGGTGGCGGCTGGGAGGGTGAACGTCAACGCCGCACCGGACGCACCCATGAGCAGCGGGCGGTTCGCATGGGCAGCGGCGGTTAGGACCGTGGTCGCGGTGAGCGACACGGGAGCAACCGCCTGCGCTGACGCGGCGGTCGTGTAGCCGACAAGCGCGGCGGAGGTGTCATAGACCGGATAAAGGTCATCACCGGCCGGGATGCCGATATTAGAAGCCTGTCCGCCACCAAGGGCGTAGGCGAGCTTGTTGAGAACGCGGGAATTGCTGAGACCAGCCTCGGCAGTCATGTTGGGAATCCTTCAGTTTGGGCCGGGAGCGCCCGTGAAAATGGAAAGGGGAGAGCCCAAAGACCCTCCCCTCTGGCGTTCGATGGAACGCTGTTACGAAACGGCAGCCGACAGCGGGTCGGTCTCGGAGCCGGTCGAGACGAGGAAGCCTTCCAGCATCCAGAAACCGGCAACCACGTCCGTCAGGCGAACCCAGGTGCCGGCGAGGCCGCCCTGAGTGCCGCCATTCAGCGTGATGGTGTCGTCGGTCGCGTTGGCGAGGAAAGTGACACCAGCGATGTCGGTCGAGATCGACACGCCGCCGTTCATCACGTCGGTTCCGTTCGCCACCTGAATGACGTGGTTGCCGGACGAGACGGTCGTCTTGATGTAGATGGTATAGACATCGCCTTTGCCGGTGGATGCCGGGAGGGTGATGGTCTTGCCGGTGGCATTGTCGAGAACGACAACAGCGCCGGAGTGCGTATTGCGCGTCAGGGAGGTGGACGCGGTCACGGTGATGGGCTTGAGGGCCATGTCGGTTCTCCTTACGTCGAAGCCGTCAGGCCGAAGAGGTCCGCAGCAACGCCGAGGCCCTTTTCGTTGACGATCTTGAGGGTGCCTTCGGTCAGGAGCACGCCGCTCTCGCGGTCGCCGGTCTTCGCCACTTCCACTTCCTGGATCGGGCGCAGCGAGAGCCACTTCACCAGATCGGGGTCGAGGAAATAGGCACGGCGGGCAGTGGCCGAGGTGGACATCACGCGGTTCGGCATGACCTTCACGGCGCCGAGCGGACCTTCGTAGATGTCCGCATTGCCGATGATGGTGTTGCTGCCGCGAGACGCCGCATACTTGAACTCAGCGACGTTGGCGTCCGACATGAAGGTCGAGAACACGCCCTTGTTGTAGGGCGAGACGACGACCGTAGTGACGTTGCCGCCCTGCTGGTAGATCGACTGCAACAGGGTGTCGGTGATGGTCTTGGTCCACGCACGCTGCGTGCCCGTGGTTTCCGCCACGGTGTCGGCAGACGAGAAGCCGCCGGACGAACCGGTGGCGCCGCGCGACACGTTGGTAACGAACCACGACGGCAAACCGCCAAGGGTGCGAGGGTCCGTGTTGGACGACGCCGTGTTCGTCACGATGGCGAACTCGATGTCCTTGCGGAGGGCCTTGCCCTTCTTCATCAGCTCATGGGCGCGCTTTTCAGCAGGGCCGGCGTTGTCAACCGCCTGCTGCGTGCCGGAGAAGGTGAAGGTCTTGGTGAAAATCTGCGTGCGTGCCCCGACGCGGGTCGGAGCGGTGACGGCATCGAAGTTGAACTCGTTGCCTTCGGGCTGGGCGTTGGTGCCGGGAGTGTCGAGGTCCTCGTATTCCCACTCGGGGTGTTTCGAGGCGGCCTTTTCCTTGCCGGCCATGCTGTAGATGGGCGTGTCGGACGGCGTGATGAGCGAAACGAAGTTGTCCAGCTCCTCACGATTGCCGACCGCCGCGCTGGTGAGCACGGTGTTAGCTACGGCTGCCATGATGGCTATCCTTTTTTGAGGGCGAGATAGGCGGCGACGGCATCAGCCTCGCTGCCCGATGATTTCAGGCGGGACAGGGCATCATTGGCCGCGCGGGCTCGGTGCTCCGAAGGGTTCAGTCGCTTGCCGCCCTTTGCGACGGGCGGGCGTCCTTCAACCTTCTTGGCAACGGTGGCCTTGCTGGCTTGCAACTTGCGCCACGCAATCGCGTCCCTGAGAACGAGAATCTGGCGGTGGTCCATTCCGAGTGCTTCGCGAAGCTCGGCCTGCGTGAACCCGTAGGTTTCGATGCCGTGCTTGATCGAGTCCTGGACGAATGCCTGCGCACGCTTCTGGTCGCGAAATTCCGGAGCCTTCTCAAGAAGGGTGTTCCACTCGCGATTGGCAACCTCGCGCTGCTGACCCTCAGCCTCCGCTTTGCGGGCCTCGGCGGCCTGCTGGCGCTGCTGATCGAGGTAAGCGAGGTGCTGTGACCATTGCTTGTGCTGGGCTTCCTGCTGGATGTAACCCATCGGGTCGGTATCGAGCAGCTTAGGGTCGGGAGCGGCGGGGATGATGGCCCGCAATAGCTCCTGGACATACTCGGTCTGTTGCTGAAGTTGCGCTTCAGATGCCTTGATGCGCTCAGACTGGCTTTCGACGGCGCGACGTTGCTCCGCCACTTCCTGGGTCTTGCGCGTATAATCCGCATTGCGAAGACTGCCTGACTTGAGTTCGGCTACGGTGGTGAACGTTCCGTCCGGCAGGCGCACTCGGGCATTGTCTGCCACGAAGCGGCCCTGCTCGGACTCGGGTTCATCCTCGCCATCCTCGGCTTGGTCTTCCTCTGCGGTTTCGCCGTCCGTCTCATCGCCTTCGTCCTCGTCGGACGCCTGCAATTCGTCGTCGGTCGTTTCGCTTTCGTCGTGTTCCTCTGCCTCGGCCTGGTCGGTGACGACTTCCGGGGTAGAGGTGGCTTTGACGTAAGCGGCTGCGGCCTGGTCAATAGACAGGCTCTCGCCACCATTGCTAGTGTCGGTATCTTCCATTTGTCTCTTGGGGTTGCGCGACTGCCGGAGGCTTGGTCGCTGATGGCGCTAGGCTATGCCAGCGGGTTTCTTCGGGGCGCCCGAGCGGATGAACTGCGCAAGGTTCGCCTTGATTTCATCGACCACGCGAATGGTGGCCTGCTGCGTCCGGATGAAGTCGGAATCTGTCGCGTCGGCCGACGCCAGTGCCTCAAGCGCACCAGTGCGCGTCTTGTCGAGCGCCAGTTGAAACGCCTCATTGTCTTCGAGGCTTTGCGCAAGCGAGGCGATCTGTTCAGGCGTCATTCTGCAATCGCATGGATGGTGATGGTTCGCGCAACAGCAGTGGCGGTGAAGCCTGCCGCCGTCACCACTTCCGCAAACGTCTTGCCGGTGCTCGCAACGGTGATCAGCTTGGAGAGGCTGTCCACTTCAACCGCCAGCGTGGAGCCGAGATCGACCGGCGTTCCGATAGCGAGCGCACCGATGTATGCGGCACGGTCGTTGGAGGGCACGTCCCATGCATCGTTGTCGGCATGAGCCGAAGGCGGCGTGACGTTGTAGAGCTTCAGCGAATAGCCGGCTTCCGAAGCCTGCAAGGCCGTAGTGGCGACCGTGAAAAAGGTGCTGATGATGCGCAGCTCGCCGCCGGGGAACGGATTGCCATAGGTATCGAGCCAGGTGAGCGTCTGGGCCGTGCCCATAACGTCATTGGCACTATAGGCTGCCGCTGCGGGAGTGACGGTCAGCGACGCCGTGAAGGCTTTCGTGCTGTAGGCTGGCATGGTGTCTCCTTAGCCCGGCTCGCCGCCGGGGTGTACGGATGAGGTAATGGACGCCGACTGCACTTTCGCAGCCGCGTTGGCGTGACCAAGCTCGCGCTGCAATGCCAGTTCGGCTGTCATCTGCTCGCGCTTCAACTGCAGTTCCGCGCCAAGCTGGTCGCGCTTCAGTTGCATCTCGGCGGCCAGTTGCTCGCGGCGCAGCGCGAAGTCCTGCTGTGCCTTCTGCTGATCGGCTGCGAGCTTGGCAGCGTTGGCCTCCTGGTCGGCCTGTTGTTTCTGGGCCTGCAAAGCGGCATCGGCCTGCATCTTCTGCTGCGCCAATTGCTGGTCGGCCTGCGCCTTCGCCATGTCGGCCTGAACCTTGGGATCGGGCTGCTGCGACTGTTCCGCAAGGCGCTGCTTGCCCTGCTCGATCTCGGCCGGGTCGATCTCGGGCCAATAGAGTTCAGGCGAGCGCAACCCCGTCGCCTCGGCAAACTGCGTCAGCGTGTTGTGGATGTAGGGCAACATGTCGAGGCCCTTGTCGGGGAAGGCCACGCTGATCCGATCGGTAAAGGCGATTTGCTGCTGAAGCACCTGCCCGAGCATCATGGCGTCACGGTCGCGCGAACCCGTACCCAAACCGGTATTGACGTTGACGTGCATGTCCGGATTCCAGGTCTTGGGATCGATCTGGACCGGCTTGCCCTTGACGAGAATGGTACGCGGCTGCGTTTCGTGCTTGTTCATCAGGCGCAGAATCTTGCGCCCCACCTTCGACCAACCGAACTCCGCCATGTTGCGGGCGATCAATTCCGGCTGCGAGCGAGAAGCGTCCGTCGCGTTCTGGTTCGCCGTGGCCGACTGGTTTTGCAAGACCTCTGGGTCCAGCGCCATCGTCTGCGAATTGACGCCAGTCCGACGCGCCGCAACCTCGTCCATGTAGTTCAACGCCGCGAGAGCCTTGTCCCCGATGTATGGAACGGTAAGGTCGGTGACGGATGAGCCAATATCTCCGAACACCGTTCCTCCGAAGTCGGGGTTCTCCAACTGGTCGGGGTTCTTGATCTTGCCTTGGGCAAAGCGCTGCGGGTTGTTCACCCAATAGGTGTTATTGAGGTACTGGCGGGTCAGAACCGTTTTCACATCCTGGATATCGATCACCTTGTCGGCGGCCGAACGGCTGTTCCAGCGGTGCGGGATCGGCTCGCAGGGAATGTTGTCGAAGGGGTCTTCGTCCTCCCACACTTCCCAATCGAGCAGCGACCCCTTGTTGACGCCACCCGAGCCGGCATAGCAGGCGCGGACCATCTCGGCTTCGCCGTCGCCGTCTGCGTCCACCATCACGAAGCACTCGTGATAATCGACCAACTCCATTGACTTGTCGGTGGCCTCGCTCGTCACGCTGACACGCCGTGCCTGTGCTTCAGGCGTCTCGTTGCGAGCAGCTTCCGGGATGGACCAAATCTTGTCCTTGGGGTAGCCCATCGCCACGAGATCGGAGCGCGTCTTGCGCTGCAAATGGTCCTTGAACGCGGCGTCCTCTATCGAGATCGCATCGCCATCGATCAGGAAGTCCTCAATGGGGATGACGATTGTCGTCACCTTGCCGTCCGCCGTCTTCACGCGGACCTTCATGTCATAGACGGTCGAGCCGTCCGGCGCCGTGCTCTCGGACGAGGCCAGCACGTCAACGCGGTCGTCCTGAAGCGCCATTGCGCGCTGGTCTTCCGTCAGCCCCTCGATGAACTTCGCCGGCCCATAGACGGGCGTGTCGTCGTAGAACGTCTTGACGATACCGTCGCCGTGCAGCAGCGCTTCCCATGTTGCCGAATAGACGACTTCATAGCCCTTGTTGTCTTTCCAGAAGACGTAGTTGAGCCCGTCCGTCACCTGGTCGGCATAACTGAGATCATCCTCGGCCACAGGGTCGGCAACGAACATGCGACCCGATGCGGTGAATACGCGCATGAGCTGCGGAATCATCCAGCCGATGGTGTCGGCCACGTCACGTGAAACGACCTTTGACCGGTTCGGCTCGGGCGGGACGTATTTGTCCATGTTGCCGAAATAGTAGTCGAGAGCCTTGTCGCGCGCGGTGGCCCGCTCGGTCTTGTCGTGCGCTTTGGCAAGCTCGATCTGCTGGCCGATAATGGCCTCGATCTGAGCCTCTGAGAGCTTAGCCAATCACACCACCCATGCGGTATTGCGCTTCTTCGCCGGCATGTCTTTCTCCGGCGCTTCATAGGCCACGCTGCCGAGCCCGAAGGCGTCAGCGCCGTTGCTCGACCAGTCATGATCTGGACCAAGCCCGATATTGCGTTCAGGGTCGCGCTTTTCGTGATACCAGCCGAGTGCATCGAGCAGCCCGCCAGTGGTCGCCTCGTTGAACCACATCATCGGGAACAGCCGGCGCGACGCCTCGACACGAAGCATTGCCGCGCCCTTGCCCTGGTTCGGGATCACGACGACATCGTAACCCGCGTCCCGGAAGGCGCTCTCGTAGGACACATCGTAAACCTTATCGTGGCTCGACCCGTCATGCGGGAGAATGATCTGCACCCGCTCTGGCGTGTAACCTTGCGAGCGCATCCAGTTGAGGTGAGCGGCGATAGGCTGCCCTACGGCCTCGTAGTAATTCAGCACGCGGATTTCGCGACCGATCCACTGCTCAGCAACGATGGCAAAAGCGTCAGCCTTCGCTCCGGTGCCGCCGATGTCGCAGATCAGCTTGATCGTCAGCAGCGGGTCCGCTGCCACCCTCGCGATGCGCTTCTCAGCCTTGGCGGTCGCTATGGCCTGTGCGTAGTAGGCGCCTTCAAGCACTGTCGCGTAGCCGCCTTCCCACACATGGTCGTATTGCTCAGGGGTGTTCCTGAGGCAGTCCTGCCGCTCTTGCTCCAGAACCTTCGGAAACCACGGATTGTCCGACCAGTTCGCCCGCTGCACCACGGCGCCGGTCGGCATGACCGAGCCGCGCAGCATCAGGTCCACTGGATCGTTCTTGCGGCGCGGGTTCCAACTCCACCACAGTTCCGACCCCTCGGCTCGGATCGTTGGGCGAAGCAGGCCAATCGACCGAGCGCTGAGCGTTTGGGCTTCTTCTGCCCAGGCCCGCTTGAACCCTTCCAGCGACTTGATCGATTCCGCTGTATGGTCTTGCATACCCTGGAAGATGATCACCCCATCGCCTGGGGTCTGGATCACCTCGCGGAACACCTTGAAACCATCTGCCTCGCCTAGCTGGTGTTCGATCAGCTTGCTTTCGATCAGGCGCTTGGCCGAATCCTTGAGCGACTTCTGCACTTCACGAATGCACGCGCTCAGCAGTCCCTTGGTCGATAGGCTGTCCTCGATCAGCAGGCCCGCGAAGAAATGCGACTTGCCCGAACCGCGACCACCCCATGCGCCTTTGTCTCGTGCCGGCTCGAGAAGCGGCAGGAAGACCTCAGCCGTTGGAATCTGGAGAGTTCGGCCTGACAACTACGCGCTCGATGCGAGTGACGACCTGCAACGGATTGTCAGCATCACCCGACACCTCCATTTGCGTCTTGTCGCCGTACTTCTTTGGCTTGAGCTTTCCGGCCATCCACTTGCGGGCGTCGATCCGAAGCTGCGACCGGCGGAGAGCTTCCCCGTTTTCCTGCCAGCCGATGTTCTGGCCGTCGGCGTTCTTACGCTCCATCCAGTCGTTCGTGCCATCATCGGCTATGCCAAGAATGTCATCAAAAAGCGCGTCCGCCTGGGCTTCTCTCGCGCGGGCGTATTGCTCCGAAAAGGCGTCGTCCTCTGCAAGCCACACAAATACGGTTGAGGCTGCGGGCATCGCTTCATCCCCGCAAATCTGGCGGAGGCTTTCGCCGTGAGCGATACGGTCGCAGACTGTCGCCTTATGAACGGCGATGTCCTCGGGCGAATATGTCATTTGGCTCTTTGCGACTGCTTGACGCTTGGTCGCGCTCCGGGGCCATTGCTGGCAGATCGGGTGGGTGGGGGAAATGCAAAACCCGCCGCGATTTCTCGGGCGGGTTCAGGTCGCAAAGCGACATCATCTATTTCTGACCAATGGGCCGATTTGGGTATGGTCGTCAAGCGGCCTTTGCGCGGATA